TAGTACCACTTACATAATCTCCTTCTAACCAATCAGTTCCTGTGGTTTTTGAATTCCAAGTTACACCATCAGTAGAAATCTCATCGAAACGAGTTCCAATTCCCATATCCCAATTTTGGTAAATCGGATGTGCGTAGATTGTGTAATCAACTGGTATTTCAGAAGATTCACATTCTCTTAAAATAAGTTCAGCTGAGCTCATAGTTACATCACCAATTACAAGTGATGATGATAGTGATGTAGTATCAAACTTAATTAATGAATGTGCAATATCTTTTAAGTTTCCATAATATGTTTTAGAAACTTCTAATATCTCATCTAAACCAGTATTCTGTGCTGGTTGTTGTAAGTATATGGTTGCATCTTTTGATGCTGTTAAAAACTGATACATTAAACAACCCTCCCTTTTATATCTTTATTTGGGTACTTCACTTCAAACACCGATGGGTCTAATGAAGGATATACCATTTTATTTTTAGTTGCCGATTGAATGTTATATGAAACATTCGAATAACTACCTTTACACTTGTTTACAATTTCACATTTTGGTACCGATTGTACTCCTTCGACACCTGCAATAATTAATTCTAATTCAGAAAGGTTTATTGGCATATTGAAAGTCCAATTATCTATATTGAAATAGTTTTGAATTTCAGAAATACACTTAACAAGAACTTCTCGTTTATTATATCCACCATAAACTCTAATTTCAAAATCAACACCAATATTGATAATAAATCCATTTAATAAATTTACACCATCGGTTAGTAATCTATATTCACCTAAATAAGTTTTTAAATTTTCTTTAATTGCCTGATTAAGTGTAGATAATTTTTTAGTAGAATCATACCCAAGAACATATAAGTTAATAGCGAAGGGATTATTCTTCTCTTTAGAATCAGACTGTTTTCCTGATAAGAATGTATTTACTTGATTCTGTATTTCTTTTTCAGTTATACCTTCTTTTTCTTTTAATGATAATACTAACTCAGTAAATTGTTGTAAAGAGTTTGGGTCGGTTAAAATCGATGAAGGTGAATTATTATCCAATTCTCCATCTGGTGCACAATATACTTTTGCAATTCCACCATATTTTGCCGGTAATGATAGTGCTCGTACTTGATAATCGTTACGAGTTACAGCTCTGTTCTGTGAACCAAAGTTAGCTAAAGAATTTTCTCTAATTTCGTCAATAGTTTCCGAACCTCTACCACCCGTTGCAGGTTCTTCATTTTCAACTGCAATTGATGATTTGTATGAGTTATATATTGACAATTCATCTGCATCAAAAATAGTAGTATCTTCGTCATATTCTATACTATCTATCGTTGTCAATTCGCCTGCACTTACATTTGATTCAACGCCGCCTCCAACTAAATATCTAACTGTTAATGTTGTATTTGCAGGTGCCTGACCGTATGATTTAGTTTTTAAAAAATTAGAAGGGTCGAACGATGCCCCAAGATTATCAATAGATGAATTCAATCCCAATCCAACATTTTTAAAATTAGGTATTAATGTTTCATCTGATGTAGTAGAGTTACCTCCACCGAATACTAATGATGTAGTATTATCTTCATTTACTTGAACTGTAAATCTTCTCGATGTTTTTGTTAATTTTAAAATACTTGGAACCGAATCTTTAAATTGTGCTAAATCTTTATCATATTGTTCTGTATTAGCATAATCAACATAAACCATTTCTTGTGCAAGATATGGCACTTCATACCACTTGTTACCATTTGTGTCACGAACATCGTAAATCTGAATTACATTGTTATCCCCGATTTCTATTTTAGAAAACTTTTCAGCACTTGTAAATGTTTTTGTAACACTTCTTAATTCTGCAGAAATTGCATTTACATATTTCTTAATGAGATAATTTGCAGGATATCCTTGAGTATCACGATTATATATGGTCACTTCTCTATCATTATCATCTGAGAAGTCTACCAATTCAGTTGTTCTAAATGAAACTCCCGTATTTGAAACTACACTCATTCCTTCTTTAATTCTTAGTAGATAATTAGTATTAGGTTCTGGGTTTGTTTGTGCATTTAATACACCAACTCTTTGATATATTGCCAATTTAACCACAGCAGGAGAGGTCACTTTCGGTTTGTAACCCAAATATTGTGATAGAGAAATTATATTGGCTTTATCTTCTGCAGTTGTCATTAATGATTCTTTTAAAGTATCATCAATATAATATCCAAGAACATCACCAAGGTATGATGCCATTTCTATGAACATCATACCAGGTGATGATTCGTTAAAATCAGTATATGTTTGCGGAAAATATGTTTTAGAGTATTCAATAAGATTTTCACGGAATTGTCCGAAATCTTTATTGAGATATTTTATATCTCTACCCTTATTTTTTTTATTTGTACTATTAAGTGCCATATTGTATTATCCTTGTACTGTAAAAGTTATTTCTTGTGTTTCTATATCATTGCCAACTGTGAATTGTATACTAACATTTGCAGTATGTCTGTCTTTCATTTCATCACTCATATCAACTTCAATTGATTCTATGGTAATATATGGTAACCAAAAATTTACAGATTGAGTTATCATTTCTTGCAACCTACTCTCATATGTATCATCAAAGGGTTCGAATAATAGTTCATGTAATCCAGTACCAAACTCGGGTTGCATTACTCTTTCACCACGAGCAGTTAACATTAAATTTCTAAGATTACTCTTAGCAGCATCATATGAGGTAAAGGTTTGTTCAAACATAACCGTACCACGTTTGGTAGGTGATGAAATGCCATAGGCAAATGAATCAAACTCTGATTCAGTATCTTTTACAACTTTTCTACCAATTACATATGCCATTTTTATTTATCTCCACAATTACAATCATTACAACCACATTTATCTCCTTTAAACGATTTAACTAAAATGTTAATCGCATATATTAAAACGAGTATGGATAATAATTCTTGCATTTATCTTTTAAACTTTTTAACTAACTCCGAGTTATCTCTATTTAATACTCTATCTAATGCTGCCAAGCCAGTTGATACACCTAATCCTTTTTTAGTTCCACCTTGAGAACTTACATCACCATACCCCATTTTATGAGCCATCTGAGCCCTTAGTGCATCAGTTCCACCTGCTCCTAAAGATGAACCCATATTGATTGTTTGGTCAATATCCGGTTCTGCATCCATGTAAGATGGTATGTGTGTATTTTCTTGAATCTGTTGCTGTGGTAATCTATCTAATACAGATACACCACCACTACCAACTTGTCCACCACTTCTTTGTGCTGAACTAAATGGTTGTGTTTGATTCAGTATATTATTGAGAACTGGGTTCTTGGTGAATTTTCTTTGTTCTTGAACTTGTGTTCTTTCTTGTTGTAGAACTTGATTAGCTGCTTCAAACGGGTCGACCTCTTCAACAACTTTTGCCGAGGACGCAGAAACACCCCCCTTCACCTCTATTAGAGCCTGTTTGACTCTACGATTTACTTCTTCCTCTAATATTTTAGGGAAGGTTTTAGAAAGGAATTGCTCTTGTCTTTTAGCAACTTCAGCTTCTACGATTACTTTAATTAGTTTTGCTAATTTCTTGGAATCCATTTTAATTGTTTTGTTATTATCTTAATATAAATATATTCTCGTTTAGTTTATAGTTTTTTAACAGCCAGGTGGTATTACAAATCCTAAATATTTTTTTGGAGTTTTTAAGAATACTCCACATCCATTTCTACTAAAACCACCACCACTTGTATTTCCTTCTATTGTAGTAAAGGACCCATTTGGTAATACTGCAGATACGATTCCAATGTGATGTGCATCTGATGGACTACCATATAGAACTGCTGCACCTATCTTAGGTTCCGATGACCAATAACCTTTTGATTTACCCCAGTTCATCCAATTATCACAACTAGCCCCACCATTTGGAGTTTCTAACCCAGCTTCTTGCCACCAAGTTGATACAGCAGCTGCACACCAGTAGTATCCACTACCTGTTTTTCCAACCTTTGATTGATTATCTAATCCAACATTATCAAACATATCATCAATCCTACCTCTACGATTATTCTGAACCCCTCCAGGAAATCCACCATAATTCAGGCCGGGTGGTGTACCTGTTTCCAATATACCGATATCTTTTTTAGCAATAGCAACTATTTTGGAACCAACTTCACATTTATATTTATCAGGAGTATTTTCTTGTATAGCATCAAGTTCTTCATTTGACAATGGGACAGGTAGTGCATTTATTTTACCACTTGATATTTCTGATTTTTTTAATCCAATATATTCTGCTGCAGATGTTCTACCAGCAGTAGGTAATGTTACATCATCCACCACCACTTCAGCCTCAGCAACTTCTGCTTTCGCAGATTCAATTTGTTCTTGACTCATGGTATCGTCTTGATTGAAAATATCTTGAATCTTTTCAATTATTTTATCCAAAAGACCAGGTTCTGATAATGTGGATGGTGGTGAAGGTGAAGCTGGAGTTAGTGTATATCCAGTTAAAGATATATATCCAGGCAAAGCAGGTATTAATGGAAATCCAGGATATAACGAAGTGGTACTACAACTAAATTGAAGAGTTGTTAAATGTATTTGTGCATATGAAATAAATAAATCTAAAAACTTACTTGAATCATCTATTGGTTGTTCAGATGGAGTCTCTGGCCATTTACCAGGATTAGATACTACTCCACTTGTTAATGCAATATTTTGAAATGAAAGTAATGCTGGTATCATTGGTGGTACTTGAGATAAAGTTGCACCACTCCAATAACCAATAACTGCTTGACCTATATCTTTTAACCACTTATGTTTACCGGGTTCTGATTTTGTGAATGCAATTGCACATGCTGCAATCATCAATTTTTCCATTACATCGGTATTACCTTTTGCAAGTGGTAGTGGTAGTCCCACAATACCACGTGTGACAACACTACCTGGTTTAATAGCCATATCATATGCAGTAGTAAATTGTTTTGCAAATGCCTCTTTGGATTTAACTCCATTGGGATTATCCATATAGGATTTCATAATATTTTTAAAGACATCCCAAGACATAATTTATTCTGTGTAGTTTAGCGTAGAAAGTGCATCTTGTAACTTAGACTTTATATCATTGAAGGTTGAACGATTGGTTGGGCCAGCCGCAGAAGGACCTGCAGGAGTGTTATATACTTGTTGATTAATTGCATCAATAAGTTCGGTAAGTAAATCTACAAGAACTTGACCTCTAACCAAAGGTTCTTTTCTAAGAGTTGGATTTCCTTGGGCATCTTCTGGGCCCGTTAGAGAAGGGGAATTTCCCCGGTCATCTGTATTTAATAAGATATTACCATCACCCGTGTTTATGAAGAAATTACCAGCGTTTCTATCAGTAGTAATATTTACATCATCACCAAAATCTAAATCTGCACCACCATTACCATTATCAATTGTAAACTTACCATCAGAAATAAATCCATAATTCCCCTTGGAAAAGAAAATCATTTCTTGAGATTTGGCAGATATTATAACTCGTTCAGAGTTTAATAACATTTGGTCAAATCCTACATATTCTTCGGGTAGTTGAAAATTTATTGGAATAGTTTCAAAATCGGAATTACCACCATCATCAACAAGACCTGGTTGGAAATCTAATTTATAATCATTTGAAGATAATAGAATAGTTGAACCATCTTTATTAATATCCTCCTCTACTACCTCATTTTTTTGTAAAGTTTGTAAACTTTCATCATTCTGTCTATTACGAATTATAATAGTTGGTGAAAATATATTTTCGGTATTATTATATCCACTAAAACGAATTGATTGACCAAAACGAGATTGTATTACTTTATCACCTTCATATAAAACAAGTTGATTTATATCAGTAGGTTCAAAGTAATTCCCTAATTTTGCTTTTCTTTCAGCAGAACCAGGTGAAGCAGCAGGTGTTTTAGTCTGTGATACTTCATTGTAATTACTAGCTTGAGCAGTAGAAGTTTCCGTAGATGGAGATAATGTTTGTAATTTATCTTCTTGTGAATTTCCTCGATTTATGTCCCTATTGGGCATTCGAGTATAAAAGGGAGTTCCACCTAAATATATTAACGCAACAGTTTCACCAACTAATGGCAACCCTTCCGATGAGTCGAATGGTGCATAAGACTCACCTTCGGAATCTGCTGAAGAAAAATCTGTATGTTTCTTGATAATTGCATGACCTATATATGAATCAACTGGTTTTGGATTTGTTTCCGATTCTTGAATTTCAGGAATATACTCATCATCTGCATTTAAAATAACATGAGATACTACTCCTGAATTATTTTGCTTGGTGTTAGATATGACACCTTGGTATCTACTACGTGATGATGCTTCCTTTCTTCCCATTACTTACCTACCTTTAGTTTTAATTCTTCAATTTCGTTTGTAAGTTCATCTACTTTAATATCTTGTTCATCTGCAACTTCATGAACTGTTTCTTCTAACTCTCTGAGTAATTGTTCTTTTTCTTCATTAGAAAGGAATCCAGCATCACCTTCTGCCTTGTGTTGTGCTCCAATGATACGCTGAGCAATTGCTGCCATCTTAACAAGTGAATCATCGTTCTTAATAGATGAATCAATTAAATCTCTTATAATAGGACCCATTACTGCCATATCACCTGAATGTCGGATAAGTTTTTTCATCTCAGCAATCAATTCAGATATACGAAGTTTCTTTGTTTGTTGGTTATCATAGATATCCTTAAATAACCCACCCAAGTTCTTTCCTGGAAATAATTCAAAATCTGTACTCATATTTTAATACATTAGTTCATTGTATAAATATACTAAAACAAAAAACCCTCCGAATTGGGAGGGTTTTATCATAGTCACTTTGAATTACGACTATGGTTTATCATTAGATGCTAAACGTGTTTCTAAACGTTGAACCTTTCTACGGAGTTGTTCCATCCTTATGTAAGAATAAGTATATCGCTTGTCACCTTTTGGTTCATACCAAACCAATTTTCCCATATCATATTTGGCTTTTGCATAATCTGATTTCCAAATACCATCTTGGACATACTTGGTTCCATTGTGGATGAGGGTTCCTTTTTGGATACCATCGTTTACTTTAATTTTTTCTTTGATTACTTTTATCTCTTGTGAGAAAAGTGTCGTTGAGAGTAGAAGAAATAATAGTGTAGTAATTTTTCTCATAATAAATCCCTTTATTATAAGTATCACAATGTTAAGAAAAGGTTATGTAATGTTAAGAGAATGTTAACGAATCTTCTTCTTGACAATATAATTACCAAGAACCAAGGTATCCATTTCACAATCCAAGAAAGTTTTTATTGCCGTTAGTGGGTCTAAGACCATTGTTTGGTCTTTCAAGTTGAATGAAGTGTTAAGAACCATTGGATAACCATTATCTTTTTGAAGTTGTTGTAATAACTTATACATTCTTCTATGATGGTTGTTGGATACGGATTGTATTCTTGCCGAACCATCAATGTGAGTAATTGCTGGAAGATACTTTTGATGTTCTTCTTTTACCTTTACCACTTGGTTCATATAAGGAACAACTTTATCGTATTCGAAATAACGAGTTTGTTCTTCTATTTTTACCATTGGTGCGAAGGGTCTGAATCCTTCACGTTTTTTAATTACACGATTTACCCTGGCTTTCATTTGTGGGTCACATGGGTTGGCAAGTATCGAACGATTACCTAATGCACGAGAACCAAATTCCATTCTTCCTTCAAACCAACCAATCACATTACCTTCAACAATTTGTTTAGAGATAATAGGAATTAATTCAGAATCAATTTTATAAGTTCCATACACATCTTTCTCCATTTCTTTTATAGCCATTTCAATATCTTCTTTAGAATAAGAAGGACCTAAGTATGGATTAACATTATCAATTCGTGGTGAGTTAGGATTAGTTCTATAAAAGAATTCCAAGGCACAACCAATAGCAGAACCAGCATCAGATGGTGCTGATGGAATCCATAGTTGTTTGTATAAAGATTTCTCTAAGATTTTTCCATTAGCAGTTCCATTATAAGCACACCCTCCGCTTAAACATAAGTTATGAGTAGAACGAACTGCATATAATCTATCAATCAAACGAAATAAAAGAAATTCGTATTGATGTTGTAAAGTTGCTGCTAAATCTTTATGGTCTTGTGTAAGTTCTTCTTCGGGGAATCTATTTGGTAATCCAAATAAAGAACCTAACTTCTCATTAAACATATGGTCATCTGACCAATCATATGTAAAGTATTTCATATCCAATTCAAAACCACCATCTTTAGTAGTAGTGTAAAGTTTCTGAAATTGTTTTAAATATGTTTCGTGATTCCCATATGGTGCTAGACCCATTACCTTATACTCACCTTCGTTTGGTTTAAATCCAAGAAAGGCAGTGAAAGCAGAATATAACATCCCCAATGAATGAGGGAAATTAATCGATTGTAGAGGGAATAATTTATTTCCTTCTCCATAATATAGAGAAGTTGTTTCCCACTCCCCTACACCATCTACCGAAAGAATAGAGGCCTTTTGGAATGGAGATGTAAAGTAAGAATATGCAACGTGAGATAAATGATGGTCACCATATTCAATATCCACATAAGGATGAGTAATATCAAGTATCTGTTGTTCGATTTCCTCGAACTTTTCTTTATTACGTTGGATGATTTCTAAACGATGTTCTTTTTCTGATTTAGGACCACGTTTAGTTGATTTCTCAATTCTATCTAATTTTAATTTAGGGTTATCGTAGAATACAACATCGGTGATTTCTCTACCATCTACTTTGAATTCTTTATATAACCAATTAATAGTATTGGTGGGGAAAGATGAATCATGTTTGATACCTGTGAATCTTTCTTCTTCACATGCACCCAATACTTTTCCATCTTTAATAAGTGATGCCGCTGAATCATGGTATCCACATGATAATCCTAGTATGTAACTCATTTGTATTATTTGTTTGTATATAAATATATTTAGATTGTAAAATTAAATTTATGAAACAATATTATTATATTAATACCATTTATAAAAAATCTTCATCTATATATGGATTGGAATCTATATAGTCATCTTGAGTAGGTGCATGCCAGAATTGTTGTTTCTTTGGTTCTCTAAATTCACCATACTCTAAATAATCATTTAACATTTTTTTCTGATGTATCTTCATTGTATTTACAACTTTGGTAATGTAATGAGTTTTACAATCTGTCATTTCTCTTACCAAAAGATAAAGATGTTTTTTATTGAAGTTTTCAATATATTCACTTCTGCGAAATAATTCAAGAATAGCGTCTGCAATTTGTAAATCACGTTTCTTACTAAAGATAGAATTTAAGTTTTTATCCCAATAAGAAATCATAATATCTTTAAATTCCCTAAACTCACCTGCTTCAGTAGTATCATCAAAATCATTCTCAGGGTTCCAAGTTTCCGGCATCTCTGAAATTAAAGCATTCTGTTTCCATCTTTTGTAATTACCATTGTTAGCCAAAATCAAATGGTTCTTGGCAATAATAGTAAAATAAGAAAACGCCCTACCTTTATCTGGTTGGAACATATGCATTTTCTCTACCATAGTAGATACTACTTCTGTTTGCATATCTTTTTTAGGAACATCAAAGTAAGAAAATTTAAATGTATTAATTACATTCTCTGCTAATTTCTCGAAGGGATATTTAATTCTTTCTTGATAAATGATTGACCTTTCTTTTGGGTCTTTACATGCATTGTATTCAATGATTGCTTCTTGTGCAGGAGTACCAAAATATATTTTGGATTTTTTTCTTCTTGGTCTTGGCATTATTATAATTGTTCGTTTAAATCTTCTACTATTTTTTTCAGTTGGTCAAATGTTACACCAACTTCATCATCCTTTTCAAAGGCTTGTCTTGTATCAATCTCTTGCATCTTTTCAAGAGCAGTTAATACTTTGGATTGTGTATCCTTTATAGTACCAACTAATCTATCCTCTAATTGTTCGTTCTGTCTTAACAAGTTTCGAACTCCTATGAGGAATAATAAATTGATTACACCCGATGTAATCAATCCTATTAAAATGTAATCCATATTAATCTAAATTTAATTTGTAACCACTAAAGTGTGTAAGGTATCTTGTAATTTTAGTTCCATTGCCATCTTTAAAAACTTTTCCATCACGAAAAAACTTTTTAACATTAGAAGGTCCTCCTAAATGTGCTGCAGCAAGTATTCCACTTTCGGTAATAACCTTACCATTGATTTTCTTACCATCCCAATAATCGATATACTTTTGTAATATCTTTTTGTTGTGAGATAATAAATCTAACATGGCTTGCTCTTGAAGTTCAGGTGAGTTAAGAAACTCTTTACGAGTTACATTATAACCTAAACCTCGTAAGGTTGCTTTACCAAACTGATATTTTCCCATATAACCAAATCGATTAGTAATCTTATAACGATTAGAAGATTCATAATGTCCGATGGCATCGAGGAATAAATCAGTTTCATTTAATTCAAAAGTAGATAGTTTTATTTTAAATTCCACTACACCTTTGGGTTCAGTTTCTACTGGTTCTATGGATTTTGTATTAAAAAAATTAGTAAATCCATAAAGTAAAATACAACCCAATAGGATTGTACCCATGTTTATTTGTTTTCTCATACGGTTCTGCCCTTTTGATAAACACTTCTACAAAGATACGAAATCTTTGTTAAATAACCAAATCTTTCTTGTGATTTTTTAACATTCTCCTATGGGGCCGAAGTATAACCCACTTAAATCTAACTCTTTTTCTTGTTCTCCTTTGAGTTGATTTATATATTTCTCTTGGTCTAAGACATA